CTCTTAATGAGGTTGATGCCTTCTTGACTTGTACGCATTATCAGCCGCCGTACAGATCAATCCCGATCTTGTACTCAGAGCTGTTGCGGCCCAGGAGCTGAATGTAAGCGTAGTGAGCGCCCGAAGCATTCACCGTCGTTGTTGTGACGGTGCTGTTACGGGAACTGTACTTAGACGGAGAGGCTTTAAGAACCTCAGTGCCAGCAGCGTTAAGAATGATAACGTCGCCGCAAGAGTTATGCTCTCTGATGTTGACCTGAAGAATTCCTGTAGCATTGAAAGTAAGTGGATAATAATCAGAAATACCATAGTTACCGTCAGCAACATAGGTGACGGCATTGGCTGTATCGACTACCACGCCGCTAGCATTAACAGTCCGGCGCTGATCGAAGTGAGTCGAACCCGACCGACGATCAGCAGACTGGATACCACTAGCTAACGTAGAGTCAAGTTCCGAGTCTTTTGTAAACTGAGACATAACTAAGGCCGGACTTTTAGATCATTTTAAATCAAAAGAACGGCCAAAGCGACTATTAGCCTTTGCCTTGCCCCCTGTAACGGCCTTCGCCTTTAAGGGAACCGCGCTTACGTTTGCCGTGACCGATAGAAGTTTTCTTCTTGATAGGCTCTCGATGTTCTTGAGTCTTTGAGCTGCCCTTGGGCTTTGCCATAGTCCAGAAGGTGAACAGGGGAACTATAGAGCAGATAAAAGCTCTGTGCGTAAAATAAAGCTACAACACTACTAAAACACTATTAACACCAGATTACGTCTGGTTAATCCATGCTAGTACCCGCAGCTCGCGCTCGGAAGACCAGAAGGTCTGGGAGCGAAACCACTCCATAAAATCCAGAGATCCTTTCTTCAAGTTACAGCCGGCACATGCTGCAACCAAATTGTTTTTGACGGTCAAACCGCCGTGAGCTTGAGCCAGAACATGATCCAGAGTTGTTGGTCTGGTGGCTCCGCAATACGCACAACACCCCCACGAGTCGAAAATATCCTTTCGGAACTTACGTTTGGCTTTACTTCTCTGAAGACACTGAAGCTCGAAAAGAAGTTGCCTCTCGCCCACTCGGGTTAGTTCGGCTGCCTCCAGTCTACCCCAACTGTCAAAACACTGACTCTCAGATTTGTATAAAATTGAAAGTAGAATAAGGGTAGAGATCAGAACTTCATGGGCGGCGAGACTATTGCCACGCTGGTAGCGTCGGCCGTGGCGTTTTTAACGTGGAGTCATCAACAAAGACAGAAGGCACTGGATGGTAAGTTCCAGTACTGCAAGGACAAAATACAAGGCGTAGAGGATCGCCTGAATAACCTGCCGCTGCAGTACGTGCTTAAAGTTGATCTGGACGCACAAATAGAAGACATGCGTACTAGGCTAAGAGACATCAATGATAAGCTCGATCAACTTCTGCTGAAGCGCTGAAATCAGCTACAGCTGGAGTAAGATTGGCAAAACTCAAGATCAGCACATCTAAATGAAAAATGTAAATATCCAGTGGATAACCCAGGATGCTGGGTTGTTCGAGCTCGACTGGTTGTGTGAAATACTAGATGTAAAAGAAAAAGATATACACATAAAAACGACTGAACACAGCTTTGAAGAAGACTGTAACAGTCTAATTATATGTAACCATGCTGTTAATTATAGGTATTACTTAGACAGGCTAAGAAGCAAATCTAAGTTGTATGGAGTGTTTTTACTGTCAGATGAAAACCTTAGGGAACCGTGTGAGTGGCTACATGACCCCCATTGTAAGTTTAATGTGCGCAACTACGTACACTTTATGCACACAAACAACCCTAAAGTTCTTACGGTAGGTTTAGGGTATAAAAGAGGCCTTGCTAAATATCTAAAGAATGATAAAAGCTCAGAAAGAGTTTATAACTGGTCGTTCGCAGGCACACCTCACGGGGACCGGGAGCAGATGGTTGAAGTATTTACAGAAATACGTGACTTCAAAACGCATTACTGTGGAGGATTCGGGGCTATGGATGGATTAACCACGCGGGCCTACGCCGAGATGCTCAACGAAACGAAATTTGCGTTATGTCCGCCGGGTCAGGACAGCATGGATAGCTTCCGCATGTACGAAGCACTAGAAGCCGGGTGCATACCAGTAACTCTCAGAAACGCTAGGCAACTGCATGTAGTACCAACCTACTGGCACGCAATTTTCAGAAACACTCCGAACGGAGAGCTGCCGTTCATAGTCGGTGACTCATGGGAGGAGTGTAAGGATAGAGTAAATGAAGTTATAGAGTCAGGAAAAATAGATACCATGCAGACTAACTGCATTGGATTATGGAGCGAACAGAAGCAGGTATGGAAGACAGAGATACAAAAACGCTTAAGGCTGCTTGGATCTTAAACGATCTGCTGCAGCTCTAGGATCATACAACTGCCAGAAGTAGCTAAGATCTACAGCTGACCAGTCGTCTCCCGTCAACTTAGTAAAGGTGTCTCGAACAAGCTGATCCAACTCAGCCCCAGTTTTAGACGCTAAGACTTCTGGAAGAAGAAAATCAACATGCTCCAGAACAACAGGTGCCCAGGAGATGATGCGTCGTCTAGCCCAAGTGGTCGCCACGGGCTTCACTACAGCCTCGATCAGGCCTAGTAGAGCGAAAGAAACAGCTAAGTCAGCGATCAGTCTGATCATGGCGTCTAGATACAAATCGACCGTGTTCGTCCCGCTTTAAGCGTTTTGTAGTTCTCTGTTTAATTTCAAGTGGAAACATTGTTGTCAAAGTCCTGAGGACAACTTGAGTTATGGAGTTGTCCTTGGCCTTAGACATGCCAACTAATTCTGAAAATATAAATAAACCTACTGCGATCCATAGATCGGTTTTATCTGGGGAAGACATAAGCCAAGCAATAGTTACTTATACGTTAGCAACACAGTAAAAATAAAGGTTAGGGGATTGCGTTTTGAATGCCGCTAATTAAAGTATCAACGCGAGTACGCAAGAGAGAAAGATCTAGATATTCGCCAACAGAATAAAAAAGAGCTGTCCCTGCATAAATATTCGTAGATTGTCTAAAAACACTATAATTTCCGTTAACAGCTATGTTTACAGCAGTACCACTTAACACACTAGAAATATTATTCGCTTGACCGGAAAATAATAAGTTATTAGATCTAGCAAACCCAGCAAAACTCGGTGCTAAAGCACTGCCGCTACCAACAGCATAATTTGTATTTCTTAAACGACCTGCTAAAGGATCAGAAAAAACAAGTAAGGTCGCACCCGTACTTGTGGTGGGTATGGATCCGACGCCCCCTATGCCGGAACTCAGATACGTGGAAACATGACAATCTAATAAAGGGACATCTGAAATGTTTACATTGGTATCAATGAACTTTGGACTACCTGTAGAAGTTAATCCAAGCTCTCGATTATAATCACCACTCACAAAACTAATACCGCTAGGTCTGACACCTTTAAACGGAGTTAAGCAACCACTAATATTACTCCACCCCATAAGAACACAAGAAGATGTTATATTATCCCAGATTCCGTCGTTCTCACAACCAACTATAAAAGCATCAAAAGCTTCAACAAGGGATTGAATTTGAGTCATGACAAAGAACCTCCTGCTCTGTAACCAGCATTGACATAAGCTACAGTTTTTGAGTTGTAATTATAGGCGTCTAATCCTGTATTTATAAAAAAGTAAATATTGTCAATCAAGGTCGTAACGCGAGAGTTTAAAAGAGAAACATCTAAATACTCACCAACTGAGTAAAAACTTAAAGTAGAATCACTGTAGTTTCCGGGAGTTTTATTAGCAAAAATGTTAAATGTACCGCTTCCCGGTGGGGTAGCAGAAGAAGTTCTAGTAACTACTGTAGACGCATTATCCGTAAATATAATAAAGGAACCACTAGCGTTACGACTGAGAGCCCTAAAACCTGGATTAGTTGAATCAGTGAATCTAGGTACTGAGCTACCTGTATCTAAAATAACCCAAGTATCAGGAGGAGAAGAAGTATCCTTAGACAGACCTGTAACAGAACCCGAATCACTACGAATATAAGTTCTATTACCAGCGGTATGTACTTTAGAAACATACAAACCTACATGACCGTTATCTAAAGACATAACATTATGAGATATGTTACTATCTAAATATTTTGAAGATCCGTTTCCAGATAAACCTAAACTTCTACTGTAATCCCCGTCTACAAAGTTATAACTACTTAATAATTGAGTTTTAGTTTTTATATCTATGTAACTACCAAGCCGGGTCCTAGCTCCAACTAAAATACAGCCTCCTTTAACACTATTCCATATATTATCATATTTACAACCTAGAATAAAATCGGTAAAATATTGTTTTATCGGACTCTCTAAAGACTCTCCATCAGCAGCCTCTACAGCAGCTATGTAAGCATCTGCATCTGGATCTATAGAAAAAGCAATGCGACTACCAACATCAGCAAAAAACTCAGGATTATAAAAACCCGTGTCCTGACTACTGCGGTTGGAAGTACGACGTATAGACATACAACTTAAATCAAGCGTCTGTATCGCCTAAAATCTGAACCGTAACATCAGACACAGTCGTAGCATAACCTTGAATACTATCTCCTTGATCAATCATAGTAATAGGATAAGGATACTCAAGCAAGAACGTTTCAGTACTTGCTAAAACAATCTCAGTGATTTTATTACCCGAACTCGGGATGCCTGTTGCCGAGGCGACATCGGGCACGTTGAAGATTGCCACGGTGCCCGAGACAGAACCAGCGTTGTAGAAAGAAAAGCCTTTGACGAAAGTTGTCGTGGCCGCAGGATTTGTGTACAGGACGCCTGTAGCGTTTGGTACACGCTGTATGTCAACTAACCTTGTGTACTGCCGGGCCATAGGTGTTGTCCTTTATGGTTCTATTTTACTTAAAGTTAGGGGATTGCGTTTTGAATGCCGCTCATCAAAACTGTAACGCGGTTGTCTAAAAGAGCCAGGTCTAAGGATTCGCCGATGGAGTAGAAGGATAGGCGCCCTGGGTTGTTTGGAATTCCAAGAGCCCCAAAAATAGCAATATTCGTAGATCTAGGAGTCTGGGAAGTTAGAGAATGCGTAGAAGTTACATTATTTGAACGTAAGGTAATTTGAGAGCTACTTGATCTATTTACTCCAGCGAAACCAGTTGTCGCTGTGCCTATACTAGAAGCAAGTGTAATAGTCCTGTTACGAATGTTATAAGAACCTGCATTATTATCGTAAAATGTGTTTTCACCGGAAACAAAAGCAGTTGCCATTACCTGTGCCGCAACACCCCCTGTAGATGTTCTGTAAAAGGCATTGTGATTATTATTTTGTGGGTCAGCATTATTATTTCTATTACTGTCCAAGTACTTAGTACTACCGTCACCGACTAAGCCAGTAGTTCTACTATAGTCACCACTGACGAAGTTGTTATTCGTCGGTGCAGTACCTACCAACGGCACCAGCGCACCAGCAAGAGTCCTAGCACCGGCAAGAATACAAGAGGCTTTTACAGCGTCCCATATACCATCAGACTTACAACCAACAACAAAATCTGTTACAACATTAACAACGCCAGCTTCTAAAGGCTCACCATCAGCTGCTTCTACAGCGAGTAAATAAGCTTCTGCATCCGGATCTGGACTTATAGAATGAGCAATGCGACTCCCAACCACGCGGGACCGCTTTGGAGAATAAAACCCCGTCCGCTGACTCGAATCGATAGAAGTCCTACGAAAAGGCATCGATCAGAGAAGTAAGAGGGTGTCAGTAACGGTAGAACCGCCCCCACCCTGAGCTAAAGCGGCATTACCGCTAGCCAAGGCTTCAGCGGCCAAAACCAACGCAGCGTTACCACTAGCTTGAGCCGTGGCCCCGACAACTAAAGCAGCATTACCACTTGCCTGAGCTGTGGCTGCATCGACTAAGGCAGCGTTACCACTAGCAAGGGCCGTTGCGTCAGTTCCAGGAACTGTATCACCAACAGGCAGTTGGGAATAACCGCCGCTGATCAGAATAATCGGAGTCCTTAAAGTCATCTTGAATCACTCCGTCAGCAGGATCTTAGGTTGAATCTCAACTTCAAGTTGAGTTGTGCTCAGGGCACGGCCGACGTAGACCAATGCGCCATAGCCTTCAGCAAACGTAATCGTACCGGAAGTGGTCGAGAACCGAGTCACCTCACCATAAAACTTCGACAGATAATAAGACTCGCCGGGAGTCAGCGCCGCATCAGCCGTGATATTAGAACTACTGAGTGTCACAATATTATCTGAATTAACCTTGATCGTATCAGACACGCCACCGGCAGTAATCGCACAACCGAACGTGTTGTAGCGGGTCGAATCCACGCCGCTCGCAGCGGAGGCCTTAACGAGTGAACCAGCGTCGAAACAAACGAACTGACCAACAGAGATAGACTCGCCAGCCGTGTAGTTCTTTACAGAACTGATATCCGTGCCGCTGACAGTGATGTAATCCCCGCTAGGCAGAACCGTATTGCTGCCCTCAGCCAACACATGACCAGAAACCGAGCCCTGAAAGACTTGGTTGTAGTCGATATTAAACTCAGTGCTATTAACAAGGTACAGACCGGAACCAGCACTGAATACAGTGCCAGAAGCGCTAGTAACTGTAGCGTTTATAATGTCGTAGCTACCACTTGTAGTAATGTAAATTCCCGAACCGGCGGCGATGTTAGCGGAGCCTCCACCTCCAGCAGAAATGCCGCTGATTGTACTATTTAAATCTGCCAGCGCCGAGACAACACCTCCAAAGTTCGACGGATAGCCGTCAGGTGACAAGGTGAAGGAGGTTGTGCCCACGCCGCTGACTGTCTCAATAATGTTGGTGATGACTGTGACGATGCCCTCAAAGCTCTGAGAGTAAATAGGATTGCTCATGAGCTTTGGTTTTGTATCTATTTTAAATTACGCAGGCTCAGTAGGCCAGGTGATCTCCCAAGGGAATCCAGCTTGCTGAGGCACATCGCGCAGGGCTTGACGGTACGTCGCCCAGGTCGCAGCATCGACAGTAGCGTCCGAAAGCTGAGTCCAGTCGCAAGCCGAGAGTTTTTCGTTGCGCTCGAACCGAACGGATTCAGCTTGACCGGCTGTGCGCTCAGCCAAAGTCGCGGGATCCAGGTCCCGGTATGTCCAAATCTCGGCGAAGGTGCCATCGGGATTAGCGACGACACCCCGCACATATTCTTTGTCGTACAGGTACGGAGGTTGTTCTGTCCGGCTGATGGTAACCACGCCGAAGCTGGCTAAAGTCTCGGGACTGATCTCTTTCGTGAAACTGACGTTCGGATGATCACGCTTCAGTTCCGCAATGGAATAAGGCCACTTAGCGAGTGTCCCGTCTTCAGCCAACTTTCCGTAGAACATCAGGATTCCTCCAGCTCCGCAAGCTGATCGGCAATAACATCTCTCATAATTATAGATTTAAGTTGCTCTCGTTGGTTATCGGCCAACAGTTTAATGAGCTGCTCCTTGAAGTCGAGCATATCTTGGTTCTCAGCGTACTGAGTGTCAATTTTTTCGATGGCGCGTTTAAAGTTGTCTATGTTTAGCTGATACTCAGCAACTTCGTTGTTGCGAGCTTCTAAGCAGGTTGTAAGAACAGTTGAGGACATTTTTAAGATTAAAAGTACAGCAAAAGTATACTACTTTGTCAAACAAGACGAAAATTTACTGCGTAACCGGCATCAATAGGAAGAGTAGCAGGGTTTGCGTATTTAGTACCAAACCCCACACCAGTTGTAAAAGGGTAGACTGAAACGTATGGAGATGATGAATGACCTACAGCTATATCAGTAGATGTAAGAGCTACAGACAGACCAGCACCAATAGGAAGAGTACTTGGATTGGCGTATTTAGTACCAAACCCTACTCCAGTTGTAAAAGGGTAGACTGAAACGTAGGGAGATGACTGATGGGATACAGCAATATCAGTAGATGTAAAAGCTACACCCCAGCTTTGGCCAGTGGGAGCAGTAGCTGGATTGGAATACTTAACTCCAAACCCTACTCCAGATGTAAAGGGATAAACCGATAGATTAGGGCCGTATGGATGACCTACAGCAATGTCAGTTATCGTCTGAGGCTCGCTGCCACCGCCTCCAGCACCAGCAGCACCTAACAATGCAACATCAGTTGTGAAAGCCATATATCAAGTGTCGTAATTAACTAAACTCGCAGCACGCCAGCGGGAGCCTCCGTCATCTGTAATAAAGATGAACACATGAGTTTTGCCAGTAGTCAGAGTCGGCGCAGTATCACTCGGCCACTCAACTGCAGTAGGCCAAGTAATCGTGCCGGTATCGTGTCGAACTTCGTAAACAAAACTGTAAGCAACACTTGACGGAACACCCGATATAACAACAGTCGAGTTGCCGCTAATCGTAGCTGTGAAGTAATTACCTAAAGCACAGTTAATACCGCTGCCATAC